AGTCTTGCTGGCGTATGTATTGACAATGCTTTGTTTAATCACTTTCAGTTCATCAGCCATCTTCAAAAAGTCTTCTGCTCTGAAAGTGTCCCAGACTGTCATTGCTGGGTCATGTATCATAAATACACCGTTTCTGGCAATCTTGATTGTGTCACCAGCCATAGCAATGATTGTGGCAGCGCTTGCCGCCCAGCCATCAATTTTGACTGTCACTTTAGCTGAACAATCTTTCAATCTCGTAAAAATTGCATTTGCTGCGAACACATCACCGCCGCCGCTGTTAATTCGCACGATAATTTCCGGCACATCACCAAGCGCCGCAAGTTCTTGATTGAATTGCTGTGGCGTCACCCTGTCTTCCCACCATGACTGCTGGCTGCTTATTGCGCCGTATAAAAGCAGTTCTGGTGGTTTGTCGCCTGTTGCTGGAATAAAATTCCAGAATTTATTTGTCGTCACTCCGTATGGATTGCCCGGCGTCCTGTTGTCCTGCTGCTGGTTCATTCCCTGCGCCTGCTGCGGCTGCTGGGGATTTTGGCTTGTTTGCATTGGCATTGGCAATTTTCTTCACCTCTCTTAACTCTTTTTCTTCGTGTTTCAGTTGTTCAATATTGTTGTAGTAGCTTGTGCCCGTCATTTGCATTGTTTCGTCGCTTCGTGTGCTAAAGCCGTTCTGCACCCGCTTTTCTGCGGCTGTTACTTCTTTTACCGGGTCTAACATACCCTTTGCAGGTCCGTTCCATTTCGCCCCGCAATATGCTTTTCTAATCACCGGGTCAGTAAAGAAGCCCGGTGCCTTGATACGCCCTTTTGCAACTGCTTCTGTCAACCACTCTTCATATACTGGCTGGCAAAAGTCAGTTGCTAACCAGTCCCGGTACATATTAAACATTTTCCACGCTTCTTCCAGTGCGCCTTTACTTGCTGTATAACTGGAATTAAAGCGCTTCATAAGCAATTCATAAGGTATTTCAAGGCTGGCGCCTATCTGCTGGCATATAGCTTCCACAAAGCCGCCAAAATTGGCGTTTGGTCTTCCGGGGTTCATGTCGTGTGCCTTTTCACCCTCGTTTAAGTCGATAACGGCACCCGGCGCAAGTTCAATGGTGGTTTCGTCCTCTGCGTCCACCTGCACTTCCTCCGGTATAATGCTTCCTATTGCGTCTTCGCTGCTTGCGTCTGCCTTTTCGATAAACACCGTGAACATACCGGACACAACCGCTGCAACCAGTTCGGCGTCCGTGTATCTGCCAAGCTGTTTTAGGCTTTCAATGACCGGGGCAAGGAATGGAACGCCCCTGCGCTGTCCTATTCGTTCACGGTTCATAAGGTGTAGTACGTTTCTTCTTCCGGTTGTTTTTCCGAACGCTTCCACCCTCTGCCAGCTAATATCTGCGTAGGCGTAAGACAACGGGTGGTGGTCTGCTATGTGATACGCTACAACTTCCCCGGACTTGTCAACCTCCACACCTCCAACAATTTTATTGTCTATGGTGTCGCAGTTGTCCGGGCTGCATAATCTGTCCGCTTCTATCAGCTGCACACGCAGGTCATATGGCTGGTTCAGTCGTGGTTTGACCGGAAGCACTGCCAGACAGTCCCCAGAAATAAGCCAATTCAAAAAAGCTAACTGCTGCAACTCACAAAAGTTGTCAATTCGTGCCATGTCACAATCTGTGCTTTCTGCCCAGATATTCCATTCACGTTCAATCTGCTTTTCAAGTGTTCTTCTTTCCTCCGGTGATATGCCCAGCAATTCTGTGTCAATGTTCGGCTTCAAACGTAGCCCACGCCCAACAATGTTGGTTCGCATGGTTTTGACAGCGCCATTTGCAATAGGCACGCCCATGTATAAATCACGGGTACGCTGTCGCAGTATTGAAACATTGTCTTCTATATCTTCACGACTGCTGCCGCCCGCATGAAGCCACCCTGCAAGTGATTTTTTCACTACGCTGGCACCATAATTGCTGTACCCGCTGTTCAAAATCTGCAATTTTTGTCTTGCCGCAGTACGTTTCAGTGCTGTTTGCGGTGCCACAACTGCTATTGCTTTGTCAATTCCCGCTGCAATTCCCACGTTTTCACCTCCTTTATTGCATGAAAAAAGCAGCTTTTCACGGCTGCTTTTCGTCTTTTCTCACTTATTCACGCTACAATATTACCCCATTTTTGCGGGCAATGGGGGGAAATAAAGCCCCAAAACGGGCAATCACGGGCAATGTTTTATAAATCCCGTGGTACAAATCGTTTTGCACGGTTCCTGCCGCCATATTTTGCCGCATTTTCAAGCGCAGTGACTTTCCCTTGCCAATATTCAATAGACTTTCTAATTTCGGTCAGATTGGCTTTTGTCATAGTCCTGCTGCCTATCGTGTATGACTGGGCGTTTGTCACTGCCAGTTCTGCTTCCAGCCATGCGTCAAGGTGTCTTTTTGCTGTTTCCAGTGTAATTCCTGCCATTTATAAAATTCCTCCACTTCTTCTTCTGCCACGTTTTACAATTTTCTTTGCTTGTGTGGCGTCTTTCTTTTTGTCTGGTTTTTTCAATGGTACGTTGATAATTTCAATGGCTGCCGTTGCGTAGTTTCGGCAGTCCAGCGCTTCATTTCGTTTGTGTTCGCCTTTGTCTTTCAGTTCCCATGCAAAATATGGTCTGCCCATCTTGTAACGCATTACCTTTTTTTCTGACGTTAAGCCCTTGAAATACTTTTCGTCATATCCCTTGCCCTCTTCTTTTGGAAAATGGCAAAAGCCGGGTCCCTCTTCCTCCAGCTTTAGTCTGTCCATAAGCAGGCTTTTTCCGGTATCAACTCCCAGCGTGAAAAGATATGCGCCCTCACGGTTGCTTTTTGATGGCTTCTGGATATACGCTGCGGCGCTATCGTTTGAACCTTTGATTGCAAATACTCTGCGATTGAACCGGGCTTTGCAGAATTTATATACTTGATTGGTTCTGTGTCCTCCACTATCAATGCAGACGCATGACAGCTTCATTTTCGTTCCGTCTGGTTTTTCAAAGGTCTGCAACAAGAATGTGTCAAGGTCTTGCCAGACTTGATTGTTGATGTCTGAATTGTCGCCATATATTGCCGCATACCTAATGCCCCAGCTTTCATATTCTGGACCCCAGCCCACAACTTCAATTTCAAATCTGTCGTCCTGCGTATCTACGCCAGCTGTCAAGTACAACACTTCTTCTGGCACTTCACACTTGTATTTCTCCCGGCGTTTCATCAGTTCGTCGTCTTCTATGGTTTCCCCGTCTTCTTCCCACGTTTGCCCCATTTCGGTATTAGTCCATACTTTCATCAGTTCCACGTTGCCTTTTTTCATCTGGTCATTTGCCGTCAGAAACTTTTCAACAACTTCTTGCCATGTGGTCAATGTGGAAGCAAGCGTGTTCAAGTGGAACCCACGCACGGGGTTGTCTGGGTCTTCATGCACAAAGGTTCCGTCAATAAAGTGTTCTTTCCATTCTGCTTCGCTGGATATGACGCCGCACTTGCTGCAAGCGTATCTGATTTCTGATAGGTCGTTTTTGTCGAACACAACATTTGACCAGACCAGCGGTTGCAGTTCTCCGCAGCACGGGCACGGTGCATTCCATTCTCCCCGGCTGCTGTTTTCGTACTCCACTTCTATTCTGGAAGCCCCTTTGACTGTCGGTGTTGAAATGTCCACCTGCTTTTTATTCCAGAATGTTGTCTGACGCTTTGAAGCCAGTAAAAGTGGGTCGCCCTCTTTTCCTGCACTGGCTGGGTATGCGTCTATCTCGTCTGCAAGCAATATTCTGATTGTGTGGCTTCGCAGTCCCGTTGGGCTGTTTGCGCCTGCAATCGTTATGAAGCCGCCCGGAAATATCTTTTGCATGATTGTGTTACCGCTGTTGCGGCTCTTCTCATTGATACGGTCAGCCAGTACGGGTGTATCACGCAACATAGGTGACAGCTTTTCTTTTGAAAACTTCTCTGCCATGTCTATTGTCGGCTGTATAACCATAATCGGTGACGGGTCATAATGCACATAGTATCCAATAGGGTTCAACACCATTGCGTCTGTCTTTCCCACCTGCGCTGCTGACATAATCACGACTTTTTTTATTGTAATATCTGTTATGGCGTCCATAATCTCTTTTTGATACGGCGCCTTTGCTGTCTTCCAGCGTCCCGGCTCTGCGGAAGACCCGGCAGACAGTCTGCGGAACTTATCTGCCCACTGTGAGAGTGTCATTTCCGGCGGTGGTTGCAACACTTTGAAAATCCGTGTAAACATATCAACTGTGTTTTTCTTCATTGTCTACACCATACCCAAACACTGTCTGAAAGTCTGAAAGTTCTTCCAGCACTTCATCAATGGCGCTTTTCAGCAGCTTAAATATTTCTGTCTGGTCCTTTTTCTTTGATAAAATGGGGCTTAACTTTGCAGGTATAGCCATAAGCCTTGTTTTGAACCTAACAAGCGTGTCTGTCATTACCTGCTCCACGTCCTCTGTGGTGTGTACCTCATTTCTGCGCAGCTGCAATTCCAGTTCTTGTGCTTCTCTTTTTGCTCTGACCAGCTTTGCACGTTCTGCGTTGTAATCTATTGCGCTTTCACTTTCCGGGTTGTTTTTGCGCAAATAATTTATGTACTGGTGGTTTACGGTCTTCAAGTCGTACAGCCCCGGTCTGATTTCCGTTATAACCTTTTCGTCACGCAGCTGGCGCACTCTGCGTTCTGAAATATCCAGCCAAGCGGCAACCGCCTTTGAAGTGTACGCT